TTCACCCGATCATCATTTTCAGTCCTTACGAGCAGTACCAGACCGACCCGAATCCGGTGCTGCCCGCAAAGACGAGTTGGAGGCGAGAGATACTGCGGGTGTACATGGGACACAAAAGGGTGTGGGTAGCAAGGGAGTTAGGTTACTCGCACATTTCTGCGTACCATGTACGGACCGACAAGCAGGCCCGAGCGTTATGCGGGCATACGACGATTAGAGAGTTTTGCCCAAATTGAGGATTTAATCATGGCCCACTTTGCCAGAATTGACGAAAACAACGTGGTTCAGCAGGTCATCGTTGTCGCTAACAAGGACACGGCTGACGCTGACGGCAACGAACTGGAAAGCATCGGCGTGGCGTTCTGCCAGAAGCTGCTCGGCGGCAACTGGAAGCAGACGAGCTACAACGGCAACATCCGCAAGCACTACGCCGGGATCGGCTACACCTATGACGCGGCCCGCGATGCGTTCATCCCGCCGCAGCCGTATCCGTCATGGACGCTGGATGCCGACTGCAACTGGCAGGCTCCGGTGCCGATGCCCGCTGACGCTGGCACGGGCGAACCGCCCAAGATGTATTCGTGGGACGAGGCCACGCAGTCGTGGGTTGTCGTTGAGGGTATGCCGTGACATCGGTGCAGGAGCTAGAAGTGACCGTTACTAGTCACATTGATGTTTGTGCAGTCCGATATGAGGCCATCCACGCTCGGCTCAAACGTCTTGAGCGATTGGTTATTTCTGTCGGCGGCACAGTCATCCTTGTGCTGATTGGTGCGCTTGGCAGCATGGCCGTAATGCTGGTAGACGCGATTAAATGATTCAAGCGTTGATACCGACCATCGCGCCGATCTTGGGCAAGGTCGTTGGCAATCTGTTCCCCGACCCCGAGCAGAAAGCCAAAGCCGAAGCCGAAATGATGAAAACGCTGCTGGCGCACCAAGCCGAAATTGAAGGTGCCGCAGCCAAGATCATTCAGACGGAGGCGGCCTCGCAGCATTGGTTGGCGGCGAACTGGCGACCGCTTACGATGTTGGTATTCGTGTCCCTGATCGTTGCCCGCTGGTTTGGGTGGGCTGCGCCGAACCTCTCGGAAGCCGAGTACATTAAACTGTGGTCTATCGTTGAGTTTGGGTTAGGCGGCTACGTCGTCGGGCGCAGCGTGGAGAAGATCGCCCCCTCCATTGCTGATGTGATGAGAAAACGCTGATGGACTGGAAGGCGTACCCGAATTTTACTGCCGCCGAGTTCAACTGTTCGCATTGCGGCGATAACAAGATGACGCCTGACTTTATGGCGAAACTCCAAGCCTTGCGCACCGCCTACGGCAAACCCATGCGCGTCACCTCAGGCTATCGCTGCCCCAAGCACCCCATAGAGGCGAAGAAGGCGGCACCGGGGGCGCACGCATCAGGTTGTGCCTGTGACATAGGGGTAGAGGGCGCGGAGGCCCACAAGCTATTAACGCTCGCTATGGCAGCAGGCTTTACCGGCATTGGCGTCCAGCAGAAAGGAACTGGCAGATTTCTGCACCTTGACACGCTAACGAGCGGAGTCAGGCCCACCGTTTGGTCGTACTAACTTTAGTTCGTCTTTAAGCGTTTTTATTTCCAACGCTAGCACGGTTGCCTCTACGACCAACCCTGCCTGACGCATCGCCGCCAATGCTTGCTCAACCTTGACTTGCTGACTAAACCTCCACGGCATCCGCTCCATTTCCGTTTTCCATGCCCCCGGCGGGCTTTCGGTATCTATGATCACCAGTATTGCCCTCCTGTGCGCCGCCGTGAGCAGGCCCAGTTAGGGGGCGGCACATGACGCCAATCTACCGTCCAAAGCCGCTGTAATGCCTCCAGAATCGTTTTCACGGCATACCTTCCACGCTGTAGTTAGTTGACGGGGAGCGCCAATCCCTCGGCACCTCCCCGTTGATCCAGCTCGGGTCAGCCCATAACAACCTATTGTTAGGGTAGGCAATCCATTGCCCCGAGTCTAAAGCGATGATGTGGTGGTCTTTGCTCTGGTCAGGCACCTCGCTCCAACCGCCGTCGCACCAAAATACTGTCATCAAATACGTCCCCGGGCGCTGTACCCCGTCACGGCCTATCGCCTTGACCCGGTGGTTACGCAGGAACGCCACCTCCTTGACCTGACAGTTGCGGCTGAACGAATCCCACCACACAACAAGCGGCAGCGCCATTTCTGGGCAGGGCTTGCTACACAGCGCGTGGAGCGGGATACGCGCCCATTGTGCGCCTGACTCCAGCATGATCTGGAACATTGGCACGCGCATGGGTTCAGCGCGAAAGCCGAACACAGTGCAGAGGGTAAATTCGCCTTTGCCCTTCTCATGGTCGTGCAAGAACTCGTTACGCACATGAGCCGTGACGTATGGCGTATCAGCCCAGAAATTCATACTAAACCTTTTTTACGAAACATAAATTGGCTCCGGTAACGGCCCAATACCAAGCTCTATCAGCCGGGTTTCAATGCCGTGTAAAAATTCTCTGAATTCTTGCTGGGTCATGCGCGAGGTGCGCTTTAACGGGCGCATACGTTTCTTGCCAAGCCCTGTGAGCGTTTCCCAACCAAACACCTCACCCAAGAAATACTCATGCAGATCGTCGCGTGTCCAGCCTTTGAGCGCCTCGCCGCCCGCTTCCATAATCATCGGGTAAACAACACCCCACAAATATGCCAACTGCTGCGACGTTTTAGGCTTTTTCCACTCGGCCACTTCCACCGCCCACACGCGCTGCGGGTCTAACCCCTGCATCATGCGCGTTACGGCAACCGCCATCTGCTGTGGCGTCGTGCCTTTCGGGAATATGCGCTTCACAGTCGTTCCTCAAAGTCTATGTATCGCCATGCAAGATATTCGGGGGTCACGGCATAAACGTCGTAGTCGTACCCGCGCTCCTTGTCGGTGATTTTCCGCACAATCCAGTCGGGGAACGTGGTGCGTACATCTACGAGTGCCGCCACGGTCAGACTTGCATTGACGATGTAGTAGTAATCAGGGCGCGGATCAGCCGCATCAAAGGACTTCTTGGCACAGATTGCAGCCGTTTCAAACGGCCAAGCTTCGTACTGAAAGTCATGCTTGATGTGCTTAACCTCTATCCGCTTACCCGACGCATACACATCGCCTTTGTCGGCGTATTCCTTTCGGTCGGCAAAGTCACGGGCCATGCGACGTTTTGGCAGCGTCACCGTATGCCCACGGTTCAGCAGGTACGTCGCCACAACAATCTCTGCTGGGCGACTTGCCCTAAACCTTGCCTCAAAGTCAGAAGGGTGTATCAAGGTCAGACCAATTATCTTCGCTCATCGCAGGCGCGGCTTTCGGCTTTGGCTGTTCGCCTTTGGCCTCAAACCGTAGCGACATAAACTTATCGCCCGTCTTTTTGCTGGCCTGTATCCAACCCGATACGTTCATGTCCACGTTGTTGATGACGCACGATCCTCGGTAGTCGGGGCGTTTCTCATTGCCCTTCTTGTCGTTCTTGAACAGCACGCCACGCATGTTCGGGTCGTATTGATTAGCCACGGTTTAACTCCTGTAGTTTTTCCAACTTCTCGTTTAACTCGGCAAGGAAAGTCTTAACCTCGCCCTCCAATGTCGTGATGTATTTGTCGTCCCGCTCCACGCGCTTGACGAACATCCGCAGGTGTTCGGGCAGCCGAGGGTCGTAAGACACGAAATCGCACCATTTGCGCCCCGTGCAAGCCATCTGAAACTGAATCTGCGGGATGTGTTTGGTCGGCACCTCGCCAGCAAGCAGCGTGTCTAAGTGAGTGCTGGTCGCAGGGCATTTGAACTCCACCAGCCCCTCATCGTTTACGAGGCCGTCAGGAGACGCGCCAGCATGTTCAAGGCGGGGGTGCTGGATAAACCCCACCTCCTCAACCAGCTCGCCTGTACGGGCGCTGTAGGCGACCCTAGCGTGGGGTTCCTGCTCCGTACCCCACTCCATGTGCGCGGTAGAAAACCCGCCAACCCTTTGCCCCGTCAACCGCTCTACGATGAGATCGGCCATGTAGCTTTCCCGGGTCGCGCCTTTGCCCTTGGCAATAACTTCAGATACTCGGGAGGCCGTGACTTTGCCGAGCCGTGCTTGATGCCATTCGGTAGTGCGTTGTGGTTTAATCATTGCAGCGTCCTCACAACGTAATCCTTAAATACAGCGCCTTTTGACGGGTCGCCAACCTTACAAGCCTTTACCCAAACCGTTTTCCCGTTACGCAATCGCCGCTGATGCCCACGACGGTCGTGATGCCTAGGTGACGCATGACTACCGCCCCGATTCTCACGAACGACCGCTTCAAAACCAACGACTAACGTGTGCCATGTGTATTTTGGCGGTTTGCCCTTTTTAATACGGCGCTGGTTTAAAAACGTCTTTTCAACGACTGCTAAATGCGCCGTTTGCCGTGATTCGGCAAGGCATTTATAAAACAACGCAATCAGACGCAACCCAATATCTCGGCTTTGCTTTTCATTGTCAGACTCATTTGGGTCAATGGTGGTATACAACCGCCCATCTCGCACCGCATAGTGTCGCGGTTTCAACAGTCGCGGCTCGCCATCGCCTATTCTTATTGCCGTTGAAAACCGTATGCCCTCCTCAGGGTCACCGCCTAACAACATCAACAACATTTCGTGAGGAGTGTTATTGCGAACCGTATTATAAACTGCCACCGTTTTTTCAAACGGCGGTCGGTAAAACGGCAACCATTGCTCGCATTCAATCATTTCGTTTCCAAAAATTGATCCGCTTATGTCAAACCAATACCAAGGGTCATCGTCATTGCCTGAACGATCAACCCACCACTTTGCCCATTTCTGAATGGCGGGTGTCATGACACCTCCTTACTACGAGCCATAAACGCATCCATGTGCAGCTCACGCACCGGGACGGGCAGATCGTTAAGCAGCGCCCGCAACGCCTTCTTGTTATCGCACGCAGCGATCTGCGCCAGCACCTCGGGGTCTTGCGCGGCAACTTCGTGCGTCGTGGCATCGGCGTCGTTGTCGCCCTCGGTTGGGATGCAGAACGCTTGGAAGGCGGCGTACTTATAAGCAGCAGACATGGCCTTGTTGCTCGCCTTGTCTCCGCTATCCATTGCCTCACCAATCGTGACGACCGTGTGTTTGCTGCCATCCTCGGCGGCTACGAAATCAAACTCCACGGTGAGCGTGACGTAAAACAACGCCGTGCCTTGACGGTTCTGCCGCTCCACCACCTCGCGTGCCGTCACGCGGGGCAAGATGCAAAGGCCGTGCTTGGCAAGGAGGGGCGAAAGCGCCCCGTACACTTGGTCAATGCCGCGGAACTTGTAACCTTGCGACTGGTTCTTGCTGTCTTTGCTAATACCGACCTTGCTCAACTCGGCGGTGATCGCCGCAATCTGTTCATACACCTTCATGGTTGTTCTCCGTTAATGCTGCGATGGCGCGGTTACAAGCCTCAATGCGTTCTTGCTCCTCGCGCTGCTGTAGTTCCAAGTCTTGCTGGTGCCACCAACTGTCATCGTCTTGCCAGACGTTATCGGGTTCCATGCGTCACCTCCGCATCGCAAGAGTGACCGTCGCAGGGGTCAACGAGAGCAGCCAGCAGGTAGATGATGACGATGCCAAAAATGGCGAGTTTGCTGCGCTTCATACGTCCCACGCCTCCTCTTGCGTCTTGCGGTAGTGGTTCCAGCAAGAGTTCTCCAACGTGTCAAATTCCTCAATCGTCAGATACTCAAGATCGGACTTGTAATTGACGTAGACCGCGTTGGATTTCTTGTCGCTACTGTCAATGCCGTCGGGGTACACGCCGAGGATGTACGCGCTGCAAATCTCTAGCGTCTCGGGTACGCCAACCGAGGGATCAGCATGGTGTACGGCGTATTCCACTTCAGCCTCAAAGGCTACGCCGAGCAGGACAATGGTTGTGGTGGTAAGCATCTCTGTTGCTCCTGTGTGGGAGGGGCGGCTTACGCCGCCACCTCTTTACCCATGACGTAATTGACAAGAATCCATTTGGCACGATTCAGCGTTTGACGCGCATCTTCTGCCATATCATGCTCAATTTCGTGTTGAGCATCGCTCATCAAAGACATCACAAATACTTCTGGGCTGTAAAACCGACCAGCCAAACCTTCGTTTACCGCGTCTCGCATTTGTGCCACGGTAGCACCGTACACGCGGACTTCTTTTTGCTCGTCGGGGGTAAGATCGTTCAACATTGTCGTATCTCCTATCTGTGGATGCGTTGTTTCTGTCAACGAGGCTAGTTTAGCAACCTAAACGCAGATTGCAATACCTTTTGCAAAAAAAAGTTTAGGCGGCTATATTCCGCAGCATGGACATTCAGAAACTCATCAAACGATACGGCAGCCAGCAGGCTGTCGCACAGGCGTTCGGCGTCACCAAAGGCGCAATTAGCCAATGGGTCAAGGCGGGGGCGATCCCAGCGGCAAGGCTGTGGCAACTGAAGGCAGGGCAGGTAAAGCCCCCACAGGGCCGCTAATGCGTTTTACGGAGGCCAGAAACGACAAACCCCCCGAGGGTGAGGCGGAGGGCTTGACGCTGCCGGGGAATGGCAATACGCTTGATTTGCGGTTAAAGCGTGATGGAAGTCTGACTGACTGTTCTAGTCGTGTCAACCACCCCACCACGCCCAACTACTCGGGCATTCTGGTCGGGGCAACCACGCGCAGAGTGACCTTAAACCTACACCGGGGCAGCCAGCCTGTAGGTGCGCGGCGTCAGTCGGGAAGCGCAAATGGCAGCCGAGGGGACGAACCTTGGTGAAAAGTAGCCGACAGCGGATGGCTCCGTTAGTCATCAATTCCGCACGATCCACGTTAGGCGTACTCCGTCTCAACCGTGCGGATTCACCATCAGTCATCAGGGTTTAGAGGGTAATCACATGGTAGAAGGGTTAGACGTTACGGCATGGGAGAGGTGGGTAGCGTTCCGCAAGGCGATACGCAAGCCGATCAAGGAAGCCTCAATCCATGCGATGCAGATGAAGCTGGCAAAGTACGGTGACGATCAAGAAGAAGTTGTTAACCAGTCGGTCAGTAACCAATGGCAAGGGCTGTTTGACCTCAAAAAGTCCAAGCCCGGGTTCGGCGAAAAACCCGTTAAGACCGACAAACAAGTAGCCGCTGACAACGAACGCTGGCAGCAAACGCAGGATCGTTGCGCCCGGGAGTGGGACAAGCGCCTTAGTGAACCGCTCGCTAAACTTAAACTCGCGGATGCCCTCCTTGCGCGTTACAACGTCAGAAATGACGAACCCGGCCACGACGAACGGATGGAGTGGCTACGGGAGCGGGTGGCTGATCTTCTACGAGAAGCGGATGCAAAGCTGGTGGCGGGTGATCCTTGCCTCTTAGCAATGATCTGTCAGTTTTGGGGCGAGCGGGGCGTGAAGAAAATCCATGCGCGTGCCGCCGCTTAATAAATACCGATCAAACCAAATATGGTGGAAAATATGGCTGATTCGCTGCATCAACGAGGCAAGGAGCGCGGAGGAGTACGCCGTTACCTTGATACCGTCACGCCGGAGGAATACGCGCCGCAAACGGGTGAAGTTGACCTTACAGAGTTATCGCTTACCGGCCTTGCCGACCTCTACGGCTCGGACAAAGGCAACATCAAGCACGGTTACACGAAGGTCTACGAAAAACTGATTGCCGATCTGACGCCAAACCGCAAAACCGCACAGCTGCGGGTAGGAGAAATTGGTGTGGCGTGTGGGGCAAGCCTGCGGATGTGGGCGAATTACCTACCGCAGAGCAGCATTGAGGGCTTTGACATACGCCCTGACTGCGCAAACCTCTGCAAAGACCTGCCAAACGTCAAAATCACCATTGCCGACGCTCGCACGTTGGATCGTAAAAACTACGACCTTTTTGTGGATGACGGCAGCCACATTGCCGAGGACATTGTAGGTACGTTGGTGCATTGCCAGAACTGGGTGCGTTCGGGCGGCTACTACGTCATTGAGGATATGAGCTGCACGTATAACCCCGAGTACACCGCAAAGTTTAATCAGCACTTTGGTGGCAAAAAGCCAAACGATAGGCGGTTGATGCTGTCGCTTTTTGACGAACTATCGCGCATGGTGGACGGCAAAGCCGGGACGTTCAGCGAGATGTACTATTACCCGCAAATGTGGGTGCTGAAAAAGCGATGAGACACGCTGCCCGCCGCGACGGCAACGACGCCATCATCACCGACGCCTTGCGCAAGGCAGGCTTCACGGTCACCGATTTCGGTAAGGCAGGCCAAGGCATCCCCGACAAACTCGTGACGAAACTGCTCCCCGATGGCAAATCGTGGGTGTGCTGGGTAGAGATCAAGATGCCGACGGGGCGGCTACGGGAGGCGCAGGAAGCGTTTAAGAACGTCTTTGAGGGCAGGGGCGAGTATTACGTCGCCCGTGACGCAGAGGCCGCTATACGCGATCTCTGGGCGTTATACGACGATGCCATCAAGCCAGAGCAGCGTCGGTGAACATCTGTGCTTTGCGCTTGCCTTTGTAATGGGCGATGACGGGCGAGGGGAACTCGGCGAAATGTTCCGGCAGACAGGCATAACGGTACTCGTCCAGCTTGCGCACAAAAAGCGGCGAGAGGCTGTTGACGTAATCCCGCAAAACCTCCTGATCGCCGTACCACGCTTTGAACTTGTCGGGCAGGGCGGCGTACCGCTCGGCCAAATTGACCCACACGCCCGCATCGGGGGTGATGGTCGCGCAGCCAAGGTACGGGTAAACCTCGTCCAGCGTTTTCCCAGCGTATTCGGAATAGTCCTGCCCGCGCTGGTGGACGTTGAAGATGGCATCGCGCATGAACGTGCGTCGGCAGACCGCAATAATCCCCTCGCCCAAGAGCAACTCGGGGTGGATGGGTTTGCGCACCAGCATATCGGTGTCCATGTAAAGCGCAGGCTGGGCGAGCTGCAACGCCGCAAAGGCTTGCGTGCGCCAGAGCATCAGATGCGCGGGGTCACCGCTTGTCGGGTGCGCCCATGTGACGCCCGGGACGGTGGGGGTCGCGTTGTCGGTCACTTGGATGATTTCAGCGCCGGGATTGTGTTTCCGAAGCGACGCCACCATAGCCGTTGGCATTGAAAGATCGGTGCCAACGTGGAAAAAGACGAAGGTTGACATAGGGAGAAATTAGCATGATTAATTTAAATCGCAAAAGAACAAGCCGCATCATTTGGGAAACGCTGCTGGAAAACACGGTGAGCCAGCCGAAAATCCCGTGGGTGGATCAGCTCAATATGTTGGATGCGCTACGCACGACGGCACAGGCACCGACGGGCAGCATCAGCCTCTCAGCGTTCTGGTGTCTCTACAGCGTCGTGCAGGCGTTTAAGCCAAAGGTGGTTGCAGAGGTTGGCACTTACATCGGTAAGTCCACGCTCGCGCTTGTCTCTAACGGCGCGACGGTCTACACCTGTGATCATAGCAACGACATCAAGCTGCCCTTTAAGGTCAACCAGTACCCGATGAAAGGCAGCACAGAGATGTTTGAGGACATGTTGAAAAACAAGATCAAGGCTGATCTGATATTTCTGGACGGCAGGCTTACCCCGCGGGACATCCGGTTGATGGCAGAGATCGCCCACGGCAACACGGTCGTGCTGCTGGATGACTTTGAGGGCGTGGAAAAGGGTGTCGCCAACGCGCAAATGTTTCAGTACGAGGGGGCGATGCTGGTGTACCCCGCCGAAAAGGACTTGTTGGAAAAGCACGGGCTGCCCGATGAATCCACGCTCGCTATGGTCGTCCCGCACAGCGTCGTGCGGTTGACGAGCCAGTAGCCTCCCATTACCCTCGCAATGCGGAGGTTCTATGTCGCATAAAGACGCTGCAGAATTCGTTGGTGTACTGCTCCATAGCAGCACAGCGGCTCATTATTTGCACCTCAACACCGCCAGCTACGCCGCTCATAAGGCGCTTGGCCATTACTATGAAAATATTATCGCGTTGGCCGACAAATACGCCGAAAGTTACCAAGGGCATCACGGCATCATCCCGTTGGACGATTATCCAGACGGGTTCAAGGTGCAGAAGGACGCAGCCAAGTATGCCGATAGCCTGCTGACGTTCGTGAAGGGCATCCGGGGCGACTTGCCGAAAGACACCGACTTGCAGAACATCATTGACGAGATCGTAGGCGAGATTGCCTCCCTTTCGTACAAGCTGGAGCGTTTCAAATAGTGCAAATTGAACAAATCGGGATCGCCACCCTGATCCCGTTTGCGAAAAATAGCCGCACACATAGCGACGCACAGGTAGCCCAGATCGCGGCCAGCATCCGCGAATTTGGGTTCACTAATCCCGTATTGATAGACGAGGCCAACGGCATCATTGCCGGTCACGGGCGCGTTATGGCTGCTCGTAAGCTGAAACTGACCGAAGTGCCGTGTATACGGCTGTCGCACCTATCGGACGCCCAGAAGCGGGCTTATGTTATTGCCGACAACAAACTCGCCTTGAACGCAGGGTGGGACGAGGCCATGCTCAAACTGGAGTTAGCCGACCTAAAGGCGTTGGACTTTGACCTTGACCTAACGGGCTTTGACACGGACGAAATAGAAGCCCTATTAGCCGAAAATGGAACGGAGGGGCTAACCGACCCAGACGATACGCCAGAGCCGCCCGTGGAGCCTGTCACGCGCCCCGGCGACGTATGGGTGTGCGGCCAGCACCGAGTTATGTGCGGCTCCAGCCTAGAAATGACCGCAATGGAGCGCCTCTGCGGGGATCAGCGGGTAGATATGCTGCTGACCGACCCCCCGTATAACGTGGCTTATGAAGGTGGGACAAAAGAAAAGCTGACAATTCAAAACGACAGCATGGGCGATGAAGCGTTCAGAACTTTTTTGCGGGACGCCTTTGTTACGGCTGACGCAATGCTTAAACCGGGAGCGGTTTTTTACATTTGGCACGCTGATTTGGAAGGTTATAACTTCCGTGGGGCGTGCAAGGACGCGGGCTGGCAGGTGCGCCAATGTCTCGTTTGGAAAAAATCATCGCTGGTTTTGGGGCGGCAGGACTATCAATGGCGGCATGAACCTTGTTTATATGGGTGGAAGGATGGGGCATCTCATTTGTGGGCGGCAGACAGAAAACAAACGACAATTTTGGAGTTTGATAAGCCATCCCGAAACGGCGAACACCCCACGATGAAACCCGTTGCGCTGTTTGAGTACCAGCTGCTTAACAACACCAAGGGCGGGGATATCGTGCTGGACTCATTTGGTGGAAGCGGTACAACGCTGATCGCTGCGGAAAAGAACGGACGCATCGCCCGCATCATGGAACTAGACCCGAAGTACGTGGACGTCATCGTTAAACGGTGGGAAAAGTTTACCGGCCAGAAAGCTGTGCTGGAATCTACTGGCGAACCGTTTAAGGCCGCAGCATGAGACGCAAGGAAACGCGCATTAGCGAACGCACCGGTCAACCCAAGCAAGGTAACCAAGGGGAGGGCGGCGGTCGCCCCCCGTTTGAGATTGATTATGAAGCTGTTAAGAAGCTGGCAGGCATCCAATGTACGCAGACCGAAATCGCCGCTTGGCTTGGTTGTCACGTCAATACGCTGCTAACCGACGAGAAGTTTATGGAGATTTATAAAAGCGGCATGGAAGGCGGCAAAATGTCGCTGCGCCGCCACCAATGGCGAGCGTTGGAAGAAGGCAACACAACGATGCTGGTATGGCTCGGCAAGCAGTATCTCGGTCAGCGCGAAAAGAACGAAGTCACGGGGGCTGACGGCAAAGACTTGGTTATTACATGGTTGCCGCCCCAATAGTTATTCGGTACGCCCCACGTAAGGCGTTCATGCCGTTTCATGAGCGCACTCAACGATGGGCGTGCTTGGTGGCTCATCGGCGTGCGGGCAAAACGGTGGCGGCCATCAACGACATTATCCGCGCTGCGATGTTTGCGAAAAGCCAAAATCCCTTATATGGGTACTGCGCCCCTTATCGGTCGCAGGCAAAATCGGTGGCGTGGGATTACCTAAAGGTTTACGCCGCCCCGGTAACGCGGGAAACGAACGAATCTGAGCTGACCGTAGAGCTAATCAACGGGGCCAAGATCAGGCTGTTTGGCGCGGATAACGCCGACGCGATGCGTGGCCTTGGGTTTGATGGCATTTACCTGGACGAATACGGTGACTTCAAACCCAGCGTATTCGGCAACGTCATACGCCCTGCCCTCTCCGACAAACAAGGCTGGGCGGTGTTTGGCGGTACGCCCAAAGGCAAGAATGCCTTTTGGGAGATTTACGAAACCGCTGCTCGTCTTTCTGACGAGTGGTTCCTGCTGCGCCTCCCCGCCTCCAGCAGCGGGCTTCTCCCTAGCGGCGAACTAGCCGCCGCCCGGGCGCAATTGGCCGAGGATCAGTATTTGCAGGAGTACGAGTGCAGTTTTGAGGCTGCCATCCTCGGCGCTTTTTACGGCAAGGAAATGCGTGAGGCTGACCAACAAGGCCGCATCTGCCAAGTGCCACACGACCCCAACCTGCCTGTCTATAGCAGCTGGGACTTGGGGTATCGGGACGATACGGCGATATGGTTCTATCAGATCGGGCGCGGGGAAATCCGCGTCATAGACTTCTTTGCGGTGTCGGGTGCTGACATCTACGACATCGCCACAACGGTGATGGCAAAGCCGTACCGCTACGCCCGCCACTACCTGCCGCACGACGCCAAAGCCAAAAGCCTGCAAACGGGTAAGAGCATCATTGAGCAGCTCGCGGTGCATCTGGATGTCGCCAAACTCGCCGTCGTTCCCGACATTGGCGTGCAGTCAGGCATACAAGCGGTGCGCATGACGCTGCCGCGCATTTGGTTTGACGCCGAGAAATGCCGCGATGGCATAGAGGCGCTGCGTCAGTACCAGCGCGAGTACGACGAGGACAAAAAAGCCTATCGTCAGTCACCGCGCCACGATTGGACTAGCCACCCGGCTGACGCTTTCCGTATGCTTGCGGTATCATGGCAAGAGACTGCTGACAAGACCCCGGCCCTTGAGCCTAAACCGCTCATGGTCGGCCCACAGAACACCGTCACACTCAACGACATGTGGGCGGTGCATGATCGGACAACCTCGCGGAGAGCGCGGATATGAGCATTACGTCACCGAACAGATACCCTTACGAGACTGTGGCCGCCTCCCAGACCGCGCAGGTGTTGGGCGGAACGGGCGCGGTAGGCGATTACCTGCACCGCATCGTGGTCACGGTTACGACGACCGGCACCTCTACGTTGAGCGTGCTGGATGGCAGCACCACGGTGCTGACGATGGCCGCCAACACGCCCGTCGGCGTCTACAGCCTTGAGATCAACGCCGCCTCGGCTTCCGGCCCGTGGGCGATTACGACAGGCGCAGGGCTGGCTGTTCTTGCTGTCGGGTTCTTCACCGCATGAACCGCAAGCCCGGGCTTTATGCCAACATCCTAGCCAAGCAGGAGCGGATCAAGGCTGGCTCCGGCGAGCGCATGAAGCGCCCCGGTGAGGCTGGACGCCCGACCGGTGCTGACTTTAAGCAGGCCGCCAAGACCGCGAAGCCGGAGAACAAATGACCGCAGCGTGGCAGCGTAGCGAGGGCAAAAACCCAAAGGGCGGCCTCAACGCCAAGGGCCGTGCTTCGTACAAAGCCGAGACGGGTGGCACGCTCAAACCTCCGGTGAAGAAGGGCGACAACCCACGCCGCGCCAGCTTCCTTGCCCGCATGGGCAACATGCCGGGGCCGATGGCGAAGAACGGTGAACCCACACGCCTTGCGCTTGCGCTGCGTGCTTGGGGCGCATCCAGCAAAGACGACGCCAAGGCCAAGGCCCGAGCGATCAGCGCCCGTAACGAGGGGAAAGCGTAATGGAACCGATGTTGGTCAGCAGCGAGGTGGATCGCTACCTCAAAATCGTCGGGCAATACGACAACGAATTTGCCAAGTGGACGGCGCGGGTCAAGAAGATCGTCAAGCGTTACCGCGACGACACCCGTGGGCAAACGCTGACCGAATCGGCCAAGTTCAACATCCTGTGGTCAAACGTGCAGACGTTGACGCCTGCCGTTTACGCCAAACTGCCAAAGGCTGACATTAGCCGCCGCTTTGGTGACAACGACCCGGTGGGCCGCGTGGCCGCGCAGCTCCTTGAGCGTGCGATTGACTTTGAGATTGAGCATTACCCCGACTTCCGTTCCACGATGAAATACAGCGTGGAGGATCGGTTCTTGGGCGGTCGCGGCAGCGCATGGGTGCGCTATGAGCCGCACACCTCGCCCATCGGCATTGATGACGACGGCGTATCGGTTACCTCCACGGTTGAACAGGGCGAAATGTCCGAACCGATGGAGCAGATTGAGTACGAGTGCGCCGTCGTGGATTACGTGCATTGGCGCGATTTCGGTCACTCACAGGCCCGCACATGGGAAGAAGTGGGGCAGGTGTGGCGCTGGGTCTACATGACCCGTGAGGCGCTTGTGGAGCGGTTTGGCGATGAAATGGCACGCCGCATCCCGCTAGACCAAGGGCCGGAGCCGCTCAACGCGTACAACGAGAGCAAACGCACGTACAACCGCGCCAAGATTTGCGAGCTGTGGGACAAGGAGACGCAGAAGGTCTATTGGTTCTGCAAGGGCATGCCGCAGATGATTGATGTGCGCGATGACCCGCTCGGCCTTGAGGCATTCTTTCCCTGCCCGAAGCCGCTTTACGCGACCACGACTAGCGACACGCTCGTACCCGTTCCCGATTTCGTGCTGTACCAAGATCAGGCGATGGAGTTGGACATCCTCTCTGACCGCATTGACGGGTTGGTGAAGGCGCTGCGTGTGCGTGGCGTGTACGACGCCAGCCAGCCTGCGCTGCAACGGCTTCTCACGGAGGGCGACAACAATGCGCTTATTCCAGTTGATAAGTGGATGGCTTTCAGCGAAAAGGGCGGCCTTAAAGGAAGCATTGACCTCCTCCCGCTTGACACGCTCGCAAATGCGCTACTTAACTGCTATAGAGCTAGAGAGGACATCAAGAGCCAAATCTACGAAATCACGGGCATCTCGGACATCATCCGCGGCACCTCGTTCGCCAGCGAAACCGCGACCGCGCAGCAAATCAAAGGCCAGTACGCGGGATTGAGACTGCGCTCCATGCAGGAGGATGTTGCGCTTTACGCCTCCGAAATCATCAAGCTCAAATCGCAGGTGATGTGCCTGCACTTCCAGCCCGAGACGATCCTTGCTTACGCCGCCGCAGGGCAAATGACGCCAGCGGATCAGCAGTTGATCCCGCAGGCTATAGAGCTGTTGCGTAACAAGCCGCTGCGCAATTTCCGCGTAGACATTGCTGCCGACAGCCTTGTGATGCTAGATGAGAACCAGAACAAGCAAGATCGGATGCAGTTCTTGCAAGCGTTTGGTGGGTTTCTCGCGCAAGCGTTGCCCGTCGGCCAAGCCTCCCCGCAGATGGTGCCGATGATGATGGAGTTGCTGCGCTTTGGCATGCAGGCGTTCAAGGCTGCACGCCCGATTGAGGGTCAGATTGACGCTACGTTGCAACAGCTTCAGCAGGCCGCGCAACAGCAGCAACCCGATGGCGAGCAGCAGGGCAAGCAGGCCGAGTTGCAGCAGAAGGGTCAGCTGGAGCAGGGCCGTATGCAAATGGAAGCGGCGTTACAGCAGGCAAAACTGCAACAGCAGATGCAGATGGAGCAGCTGAAAAACCAGACGAAGCTGCAAATGGAGCAGCAAAAGCAACAGTTTGAAGCGCAGTTGGAAGCCATGAAGCTGCAAAGCCAGCAGGAAGCGGCCAAGTACAAGGCCGACATGGACGCGCAGACGCGGCTCATCATCGCGCAGATGAATAAAACTTTACCAACGCCCCCGCTTAATCAATGAAACGCACGTATGTTTTATTAGACGGCGAGTTTGTGGAGCGCAAAAAGGATGCGCAGGGCCGGTATCACTACGTTCAGCCCGACATTCAGCCCTACAAGAGCATGATTGACGGTCGCATGGTTACCTCGCGCTCACAGCACCGTCGGCACCTTAAGGCAAACGGCTGCGTTGAGGTTGGCAACGACGATCCCGCGCGGCATTTGCCGAAACCGAAGGTGGATAACAGCCGCCTTGAGCGTTTGAAGTGGGAAGTTAACCAGCGCATGACGAACGATCAAGCTGACCGGGTGATCCGGCAGCTGCGGCAAGAGTTGAACTTCACCAATCCCCACAGGAGAGGCTAATCGTGGACGTTGAAAACCAGAATGCGGAAGCCCCACAGGCGGAAGATTCCCGGCGAGCGATGTTGGAGCAGGGTTTTGAGGCCATTGAGAAGGGCGAACCCGTAGAAACCATTGGGCAGCGCGACGAAAAGGGCCGTTTTGCCCCTCGCCAAACCCAGCCCGAGCGAGAACCCGAGGCGGACGCCGAACCGCCGGTATGGAAACGTCCCCCTGCGTCGTGGAAAAAGGATTTTCACGAGGTTTGGCAAAAAGCCGACCCAAAGATGCAGGAATACGCATGGCAGCGTGAGGAGCAGATGCGTGCGGGCGTGGAACCGCTGCTCTCCAAGGCGCAGTTTGCCGATGCGATGCAGGAAGCCATCCAGCCGTACATGAACACGATCCAAGGGCTGGGATTGCAGCCCGAGAAAGCCGTGGCGGCGCTAATGGAAGCCGACCACAAGCTGCGTAACAGCGACCCGCAGACGAAAATGGCGTATTTTTACCAGCTTGCGCAGTCCTACGGCATCAACTTGGGTGCCGTACAGCAGGGCGCAGCGCCGCAGGGTGCGGTGCCGCAGGGCAGCGTTGACCCGATGGTGTATCAGCTTCAAAACGAGCTGAACAACGTGCGCGGCGAGGTGATGGGCTGGAAACAGCAGCAGGAGATGCGTGAAAATCAGACGCTTCTCAACGAGATCAATCAGTTCAGCACGAAAGCTGAACATTTTGAGGACGCCAGAGCGACCATGATTCAACTCCTACAGAGTGGCATGGCCGAAACGCTGGACGAAGCCTACGAAAAGGCCATTAGATTGAACCCTGATCTGTTTGAGCAAGTGAACAAGGCCCAACAGGCCGAGATCGCCAACAAACAGGCCAGAGAGGCCAACAAGGTTGCGAAAGCAGCCAGAGCAGCAGCGGTGAGTGTCAGAAGCGCCACACCCGGCGTAAACACGGCTCCCAAAGGCGGCGACCGTCGTGCGATTTTGGAAGAGCAGTTTGCCGATCTGGAATCGCGTTTGTAATTAACTGATATAGGAGACTTCAAATGGCATTTGCCAACTCTAGTATCAGCGACATCATCGCTACTACGATTCAGAGCCGTAGCGGTGAGCTTGCTGATAACGTGACCAACAACAACGCGTTGTTGCGTCGTCTCAAGGAGCGTGGGAACGTCAAGACGTTCTCGGGCGGTAACGTGATTTTGCAGGAAATCATGTACACCGATCCGACCACGAACAACACGAACAGCTACTCCGGTTACGAAGTGCTGAACGTGGGTCAGAACAGCCCGATCAGTTCGGCGCAGTTCTCCATCACGCAGTACGCGAGTGCGGTGACGATCTCGGGTCTGGAGATGATCCAGAACTCGGGCAAGGAGGCCATCATTGACCTTCTTGACGGTCGCATGTCGGTTGCCGAAGCGCAGCTGGCTAACCGCATCAGCGGTGACCTGTACGGTGATGGCACCGGCAACGCGGGCAAGAACCTCACGGGCCTTGCTGCGGCTGTGCCGGATGACCCGACCACGGGAACCTACGGCGGCATCAACCGCGCCGTGTGGTCGTTCTGGCAGTCCAAGGTGTTTGATGCCTCGGTGAGCGGTACGGGCGTTGTCTCGTCCACCACCATTCAGGGGTATATGGACGCCCTCGCTGTGCAGTTGATCCGTGGCACCGACAAGCCTGATCTGATCGTTGCAGACAATAACTTCTACCGTTATTACTTGCAGTCGCTTCAGAACATTCAGCGCGTGACGGACAGCGGTTCCAGCATGGCTGGCGCGGGCTTTGCCTCCCTCAAGTATTACGGCGCGGGCATGGCCTCCGACGTTGTGCTGGACGGTGGTATCGGCTCGTCCACCTACAACAGCGGTTCGGGCAACGCGAACCACATGTGGTTCCTCAACACCAAGTACCTGCACTTCCGCCCGCACAAGGATCGTAACTTTGTGCCGATTGGCGGCGAGCGACAGGCCGTTAACCAAGACGCCATTGTGAAACTGATTGGCTGGGCAGGTAACTTGACCTGCTCGGGCAGCCAGTTCCAAGGCGTGTTGATTGACTAAAGGAGTACACGACAATGGCTGTTTCTACTTCAAATCTGATTGGCGTGTCCCTTGGTTACACCGACACCAGCCCGATGTTTAAGGTTGGCACCACCGTCAACCTTGACGATGGCGGTCAGGCCATTTATGTGCAGGCGGCTTCTACCGTCAGCACCTACATGGCGGTTTCGGTGAAGGGCGACAACACCGTGGTGCCGCTCACCACGACCAACTCGGCAAACAGCAAGGCCGTTGGCTTTGCGCAGGCGTCCATTGCCTCGGCCTCGTATGGCTGGGTGCAGCTGGGCGGCAAGCCGGTTGTTAACCTCGCTGCGTCATGCCTCCCGGCGGTTCCGCTCTTTACGACGGCCACCGCTGGAACGCTTGACGACGCCACGGTGACTGGCGGTCTGGTTGAGGGCATCGTTGCCCTGACCACGGCCTCTGGTGCCACCGCGTTGACCTGCGTTGCGGGCTACCCGCACGTTGCAACGGGCGTTGTGGGCTTCTAATGAAGCCTCTGGAGATCACGGTACAGGCGGCAGGTACGGCAGAGGAGCTTTGCTCCAACATCCGGTCTGCGCTGTCCCGTGGTCTGCCAGAACTGACCCTCGCTCCCATCAAGCACGATGGTCACATCGTATTGGTGGCGAGCGGGTGGTCTATGCCCGATTACATTGACGAGATTAAGGCGCACCGCAGAGCCGGTCGCCCCATTGTGGCTGTAAAGGCCGCACACGACTTTCTAGTGGAAAACGGCGTTAACCCTGATATGTGGGTCAACCTTGACCCGCGTGACCGCACAAACGGTATACAGCGGCTTAACGACTACACGGTGTATATGCCAGCCTCGCGCTGCCCACCGTCCACGTTTGATTACCTCAAGGGCCGCAAGGTGCTGCTGTGGCACTCATGGGCAGAAGGCCCAGAGATGGACGCCATCGGCCCCGGCAAACTGGCTGTAGGCGGCGGCACAACCTCCGGCTTGCGAGCGGTCAACATCGGTTACCTTCTCGGGTTCCGCAAGTTCACGATGTACGGCTATGACTCCTGCAACCGCGCTGATGGCGTTAAACGGTTCACGGGCGATGTTACCGGCCCTGCCATTGATGTGTTTGTCGGCGGCCCGTCGGGCAAGAAGTTCAGCTGCAACATGGCGATGGCCCAGCAGGCAAACGAATTCCAGAAGCTCTTTGATGTGATGGGCGATCTGCAAGTGGAGGTAAAAGGCCCGGGACTGATTGCCGAAATCATGCGCGTGCGCGATCAGCGCAAGGCCGCGTAATGGCAATCCCGAGCAGAGTTCTTGGATCGGGCGTTAACAGCCTGTCCACCGTATCTATTTGCGGCGACGGCAATGCCTCGGTGACGGCAGCCGGTACGTCAGCTGGTAACGCCACACAACTGACGTTTGTATACAACAACGTTACGACTGTGGGATCGGGCGCTGGGGTCAAACTTCCACCTACCGAAATGGGCGAAACCATTATTGTGCGTAATGGCGGTGCAAACCCGTTGCTGGTGTACCCCTATGACGCCAGCAGCAGCATCAATAGCGTAGGTTCTGGACTAATCAACACGGGTTGCTCGGCTTTGTTCTTTGCCGTCAGCAACACGGTTTGGGAAGAATTGCAGGGGTTTGGGCGAGCAGTCCCTATTCTGCATTACGGTTCTTTTTCAGATACGTCTTTGCAAGCGGCGGCATCTATCAATACCGCTTACGGCATGACGTTTAATACCACCGATAGCAGCAATGGCGTGTCTATCGGATCGCCCACTTCCCGACTTGTTGTGGACTATCAGGGCGTTTATAACGTCCAATTTTCGGCGCAGTTAGATAAAACCTCGGGCGGCGCAGGCAACGTCTACATTTGGCTGCGTAAAAACGGCACCAATGTGCCAAATACAGCAAGTACGGTTGCCATCCAAGGCACCGCTGCGCGTACCGTTGCAGCATGGAATTTCATCATTCAGCTTGAGCCTACTCACTATGTTGAGTTGATGTGGGCAGTTGATGACACAAGCGTTAGAATCCTTGCAGCCAGCGCCACAAGCGTATGGCCTGCAATCCCCTCGGTCATTTGTACCATCACACAGGTCAACAACCTGTAATCCCCACAGGAGAAACGGACAATGTTAGACAGCGATGTAAACAACGCCGACGCCCAGCTGCATGTTGAGTTCTACACCCGAGAAGATGGCCCACGGAAAGGCAATGCCTACGTGCGCATCATGGCCCCGGGTGACAAAACCAACATCATTGAGCAACCGGCGCGGGACGACCACAAGCAGCGGTTTCCTCGGCAATGGCTGTATTTTCAAATGCAGCAGAATGAGGACGCCGCGCAGCAGATCGGCACCCCGCTGTCGCAATGGCACCGTGACTACCCCGAGGAAATTAACAAGGACCAGATTGCGGAACTAAACATCCTCAAGTTTGTGACGGTAGAGCAGTTGGCGCTGGCCTCAGACGGGCAGTTGCAGCGCGTCGGCATGGGCGCGGTTGGCCTACGTGAAAAGGCCCGCCAGTACCTTAACCGCAAGAACCGCACCGAATCCAACGCCGAACTGGCTGATACCAAGCGGCAGTTGGCAGAAATGGAAGCGCGACTGGCGGCGCTTACGGCAGATGCCCCCAAGCGTCGGGGACGACCTCCAAAATTAACGGAGTTGTAGTATGGGCAGCACGATGATTCAGCTCATTCAGCAATGTACGAATGAGCTAGGCATACCGACCCCCAGCACGGTTTCGGGTAACACTAGTCAGGAAACCGTGCAGTTGTTGGCGCTGATGAACGCCGTCGGGTACGAAATGCTGCGTCGTGCTGATTGGCGAGAGCTGACAAAACAACACACGTTTTACACCGAGGCAACGTCCACAACCGGAACGTGGACGACGAACAGCTACACGATCACCGGTATCCCCTCCACCGCTGGGCTGTCTACGTCGTATCAGGTGCAGGGCGTTGGCATCCCGAACGCCACCTATGTGACGGGCGTAACCAGCGCCAACTCGGTCACGATCAATTACGCCCCGACTGAGGCGCAGATCGGAGGCCAGCTGATATTCCAGAAGGTCAAGTACGACCTGCCATCGGATTACAACAGCACGGTCAACCGCACGCATTGGGACAAGAGCAAGCGGTGGGAAATGCTCGGCCCCGAATCAGCGCAGCAATGGGAATGGCTGCTCTCGGGCTACATCAGCACCGGCCCGCGCATCCGGTGGCGTCTGCTCGGCAAATACTTCCAGATTTGGCCGGGAATGAACGCCGATGAATTGCTGGGGTTTGAGTACCGCAGCAACGCTTGGGTAGAGAGTGCGTCGGGACTCGCAAAAACGAGCATGACGGCTGATGATGACCGCTGCATTTATCCAGATCGCGTCATCGTGCTTGGCACAAAGCTCAAGTATTTTGAGGCGAAGGGCTTTGACACGACCGCGATATACCGCGATTACTTGATGGAATTGGAAACGGCCATCGCGCAGGACACGGCAGCCGCCAACCTGTCGTTTGCGCCGCGCCCGGGTACGGTGTTGATCGGCTACGACAACATCCCTGACAGCGGTTACGGTACGGACAGCCAGTAATGGCCTCGCCCGTTCGTCGCAGTCGGCTCATTCAGCGCACGCAGG